GGTTTTCCAGCAGAGAGTAAACTAACTCATGCGGGTCGTCTTGCGCAGAGTCCCACCAAAACTTTTGGTCCATGTAAATGCTGGTCATTGTAGCCTCTCAATAGATGTGCCCTGTGCCCACCACCTATCTGAATCATTTCGATCAAGATTCTTGGCGGATTCGGCCCAGTGCTTTTCTTCAATCATGTCCCAGTATTCTGGGGTGCCGTACTTTGGAGGCTCAATAGGCGCCTCGTATCTATAGTGTCGGCATTCTCGCCATGCGTAAAGCGCAGCGTCGGCTAAGTGGTTTTCAAACCTTGCGTCTTCCTTGCGGTGATCTTCGTCCCACTGAAGGTTCTTCCACTCATCTAAAATGTCAGACCCCTGTAATACCTTTAGAACACCATCGGCTAGGTCTGCGTTCATCATCTCTATGTAGCTTAACTTTTTAGACTTTTCAGCAGGGTAAATGGGTAAGCCATAGCGAACCTTAAACTCTTCAACAATAGATTTACCCAGTCCTCCCGTGTCGGCGACAATTCGGGTGAAGTCGTACTCAATGGCAAGATCTGCAATTCGCTCTGCAATGTCGGTTGGCAACAGTTTTGATTGCTTTTGGCAGTCGACGATGAAGACATACGGTAGGTCCCTACTATAAGCCATGACAACGAACGCGGTTGCATCGTGATATCCGAGGTCGACTCCGAGAATGTATTCGAAGTCGAAGTCTTCTGGCAGCTCTTCGACGATGTTATGACTGTGGTGCCTGTAGACAAGTGAATCGTCTGAGCGCACCCATCGACCGCACCACTCTCGCTGATATACCGGATTGTCGTCGCCCCACCCTTTGCTGTCGCGTTTGCGCTCCAGGTACTCTGCTGCGTGAGGGATATATGTGTTTTCGATGATGGTCCAATGATGCTGACTAAATCCGGGCCTAAGTCCTGTGGATGCTTCATAAAAAAATCCTGAGCAGCTTGCTGTGGGTGTTCCAATCATCGCAAGAGTACCATCGCAGTCAATGAGAGCAGGCTCTAAGACTTCCTCTACTAGTGCATCAATGTGCCGACCAAACGATCCCGCCTCATCAAGAATGACCAACTGATACTTTAGACCTCGCAATTTATCGATGTCTGCCTCGTCGTTGGCGCCGGTGAGCATAATTTGGCTGTGGTTTGGAAAGGTTGCCGTAAGCTCGGAGTTATTGAAGTGCATATTTAGGTAGTATTTGCGGTTTGCACGCTGCAATTCTGACCACATGAGCTTTTTGGCACTAGATCTGGTTAAGGCAATGTAAGCGCAGGTTGACTCTGCGTGCTTCATGGCCATCTCAATCAGATAATAGCACGATGCGTAGGTCTTACCGGCTCGACGACTGCAAAGCGCTGTTTTTAGTCGATTTTCATCGGCAATATAGGCCATTTGTTGCGGTAAAAGATGGCGATGCCAAGCAAATGAGCGCTTTTCGGCGTCTGGGTTGTCATCTCGTAAGTCTGACAGATCCCCGTGCCGCTTGAGGTACTCTTTTAGTACCTGACGCGCATCATACTGCTTGTTTTGCTGGCT